CGTGTCCTCCACCTCCATCGTGGAGGGCGGCAGCCATGACGTCGTGCTGAAGAACGCCACCCCCAACATCATCAACGGCTAAAGAACAAAACCCTCTCAGTCTGCTCATTTCACTCGCATCCAGCTCCCCCGAAAGGGGGAGCTTTTTCGTTGAATCGGAAAGTTTCCCTTCTCGATAAAAGCTCGCCCTTCGGGAGAGCTGGCATCGCGTAAGCGATGACTGAGAGGGTTGTTCTTCAGTTCGATCGCAATCCCAGAAAATATCGCAAAACCCTTGCGCAGGCCTGCGATTGGTGTTATCATGTTAGAAACACTCTGTCAAGACAGGGCGAGGGCTTTCCGCCGGGGTTCTGTACTCCGGCCGGGAACTGGGAAACGGCAGCGGCCCGCGGGCTGTGCCGTTGAGAAGAAGAGAGGAAACATTCATGGACGAAATCAAGGTTGTGCCTTATATTCCGGATGAGGACTACGACAACCCCGCAATGGTCGTGGATTTTTATGAATTTACGATGGCAAACTGCCTGTTCCTGCACGGATTCAAGGACACCACGCTGGTGTTTGACATGTTCTTCCGCAAGAACCCGGACAATCAGGGCTATTCCATCAGCGCCGGTCAGCGCAAGCTGACCCGCTTTCTGCTGAATTACCATTTCAACGCACAGGACATCTGGTGGCTGCGCACCAAGGGTATGAGCGAGGAATTCTGCGAGTATCTGCGCACCTACCGCTGGAAGGGCGACATGTATGCCCTGCCGGAGGGCACTGTGTGCTATCCCCATGTGCAGATGGTGCGCATTGAGTGCGATCTGGTGGGTGCCATCCTCATTGAGACCTACTTGCTGCAGACGATGAACTTCCACAGCCTCATCGCCACCAAGGCCACCCGCGTCACCGGTCTGAACACCCACACCCCTCGCAGCGTCATGGAGTTCGGCACCCGCCGTGCACAGGGCGAGAGCGCCGGCAACGATGGTGCCTATGCGGCGGTCCTGGGCGGCTGCGTGGGTACGGCCAACTGTCTGGCTGAGATGAAGTTCGGCTCGGACGTCAAGGCCGTGGGCACCGTGGCACACAGCTTCATCGAGTTCTTCCCGACGGAATTCGACGCCTTCAAGGCATTTGCCGACACCTACCCGGACTCGGTCAGCCTGCTGCTGGATACCTACAACATCATGGAGAGCGGTCTGCCCAACCTGATCAAGCTGGACGACTACCTGATCGAGAAGTACCCCAATGACCCCAACCGCCGCGTCAAGAGCGCCCGCATCGACTCCGGTGACCTGGCCCGTGGCTCCAAGCGGCTGCGGAAGGCCCTGGACGCTGCCGGCAAGCCCTACATCAAGCTGGTGGCTTCCAACGGTCTGGACGAAAAGAAGATCGCCAACATGGAGCTGTATGAGCATGCCCACTTTGATTCTTACGGCGTGGGCGAGAACCTGATCACCTCCGCTTCCGACCCCGTGTTCGGCGGCGTGTACAAGCTGGTGGCTGTCAAGCAACCGGACGGCAGCTATACCCCCAAGATGAAGTGCTCGGATTCGGCCAGCAAGGCCATCATCCCCGGCAAGAAGATGCCCTGGCGTCTCTACGATGAAAACGGCCAGGCTCAGTGCGACCTGATCGCCCTGGACGGCGAGGTGATCGAGGCCGGCAAGCCCATCACGATGGTCAACCTGGACTCTGACGCCATTGAGCGCACCGTTACCTTTACCCCGACGGCGGTCAAGCCGCTGCTGGTGCCGCACATCCTGGGCGGCCAGCTGGCCATGGAGCTGCCCTCCATTGCCGAGAAGAAGGCCTACATTGCAAAACAGCTCACCGAGGAGACCTGGGAGAGCGAGCTGCGTCTGGAGTGCCCGCACAAGCATTACGTCAACATGACCCCTGCCGTGGCCGAGTGCCGCGCCAGAATGTACGCAGAGCTGCACGGCGGCATGGTCTGAGCCGCCGCCCTGTTCGACCCCTCGTCCGGCGCAAAATAAAAAAGAACGCCCAGCCTAAGCTGAGCGTTCTTTTTTATGCCGCCGACGGGGGTCGAACCCGGTCCAGAACTTTTCCGGCGAAAACCCGGCATACATATCCAACGTACTTCCGTTAAATTCCGAAATCCACTTCTCCGGGAAGGAAACCGCAAACACGGTGCGAGAAATAGAAACGTGTTACAAAATGTGTTATTTCTCAAGACTTTCCGGATCAAGAACCCTGCTGAGAACGTTGTCCAGGTCTGCGGCAGTCTGCACATCCTCGCCATGAATAAGATGCGCGTAGATCCCGAACGTGTCCATCTGGCGGGAGTGGCCAACCAAGGGCTTGACTTGTCCCTCTGGCAGCGTTTTTGCCAGTGATACGAACGTATGTCGGAGATTATACGGCGGAACATAGTGCAGGCCGTTGGCCTCGCAGTAGCGCCGCCAATATTTTCTATAGGTGTCCTCACAGGAGATGCCAAACACGCTCTCCTGCCCGCCTGTCAGCTTTTTCTGTGCCTGCAGAATAGCGGCCGCACTATCGGTGAGTGCAAAGGCGCGCACAGCGTTGTCGTTCTTGCCGCGGGTTTCCTCGCCACGGGTGTTTATAGCTCGCCGGATCTTCACCCGGCCACCCTTAACGTCCTTCCAGCTCAGTCCGATCAGCTCGCCCGGACGAAGGCCAGTCACAACGCTAAACCTGTACGCATTGACATAAGGATCCTCGATCAGTTTGCCGTCCAGGATCGTAGTGCCCACCTCAAAAAGTGTACGCAGATCCTCCGGCTGCAATATTTCTTTTTCCTTGGAGCGTGCACCCTTTGGCACATGCAGTTCTTCCGGCCGCAGAGTGGACATTTTGCTCAGACGCAGCCATTTGCAGAACATGGTCAAATCCGTGCACATGTTGGAAAGGTATTTTTTGCTCAGTCCTCCTGCAAATCCTTTGTTGATGATGGCTTGCAGCTGTTGTTCCGTCAGGTCTCCCACACGCCTCCGGCCAATGACTGGACGCACCCAGACGTTCCACCGGCTCTGGATCGGTTCCCAGTTGGAGCGGCTGGTGGTCAATTTCAGCTCGCCGATCCACTGCGGATAGGCTGCTTCTACCAGCATCCGAGTATTGCTGATGCCGTCATCCAGCCATGCGTCCGCCTTTGCATTGGCTTCACGCTGGCCGGTGCGGCCGGGCTTTGAGCTGGTAAAGGATCTGCGCACACCATTCTTTTGGACGTTGATCTGCCAGCGCTGCTGATTCGGCAGCCAGGCTGCCGTGTTGGTTCGTTTTCCCATAAAATACACCTCCATGGGTACACTTTGACAAGCCTGCCCGGAGGTGGTACAATACAACTGCTGGATTGGATTGTTCCTCGTGAGCAAGCCATTCTTTGACGCCCTCGGTGTTGGTAGCACCGGGGGCGTTTTTTGTTTATTCAAAAATCAGGATGCCTTCCGGCCTTCGCTCTTGCCGGAAGAGATATAGTGCTCATAGTATTTCTGGTTATCTTCGCCAAAAGCGGCAACCAGATCAGGATTGTTTGCTTTGTAGGCAGCAAGGTTAAATGCACTGCTGCCCTGACGGCCTTCCTTCATGCCGCTGTTTACGAAATGCTCCAGATACTTCCACTGGTTATCCCCGAACAGGGCAGCCAGATCGGCGTTGTGCTCTTTGTAATACTGATAATCGTAAACAGGGGCGTATTTGCTGGTCAGCACATAGTAAGGCTGATTCGTCGGGTCGCTTCTGAAGTGACCAGAATACAGGGCTTTTTGATTGACAGTCTCTTTACTTCCATCCATATAGATGATATCCGCCTTGGTCACGGCAATCTCGTCGATCGTGCTGTTGTACCAAAGGCAATCCCATTCCACTGCTGCATTGTAAATTGCATTCTGGAGTTCGTCATCTGTCAGATAAGTAGTAGAATCCAGCTGACCCCGCGTCTTGGAATGGTCGATCACAGACAGAACGGAGGACGGAGTGTAGGAATCAGCATAATAGGCATTACCGTCCTTGTCCAAAAAGATTCTATGCCCGTTGCGCTCTTCTGCGCCAAAGTAATAATCCGTTGCAAGCTGCTGCTGTGCCTGGAACGGCCCAAAATCCCCCATGGACGCGGGGGAAGTCACCGTGTTTGCGACCGTTCGGTCGAATCTTGTCGGAGCAATCGGCCCTACTACCTGGGCCGTCACCGTCGAGCGGCCGCTGATTGTACAGGAAGTTCTATCACCGACCGCATTAAGTGGAACCAGCGTGAACGTAACGTATTTAATGGTTTTGTTTGAATTATTCCGGAAGCAGACCGTGGGGCTGACGCCGTCAAAAGCATCGACCGTAAAATAGACGTCGGTGAGCTCGACCGCAGGCTTTGCCGCAAAGGCACCGCATGCGAGAATCGTCATCAGCGCCAGTGTAAAAACAACGCCTAAAAGCCTTTTTGTTGACTTTTTCATGATTCTCTCCTTTTTTTCTGCTGAAAAAAACCCAGTTTTCTGCGATTTTTTCGTTTGTTTTCAGTTGTCAAAAGTTGTTGCAATTAACGCCAAATGGTTGTATAATATTCTTGAACATAAAACCGAATCGGAGGATTGCCACATGACACGACAAGATTACATCAATGCCATTTTGAAACTGCTGGAAAAAGCCGATTTCCGCCAGCTGCGGCTTGTGTGGGTGTACGCAAGCCACCTGATCGGATGAGCCGCCAGCCACCATGCGAGGGAAGCCTTTACGGGCTTTCCTCTTTTTTTTGCGTCAATTTTTCGGCCATGCGTTCCAGCAGCTCCCAGTCCGCCGGGCTCAGGCCTGCCAGCATTTCGATAAAACGCTTTTTAAAGGTGTCGCTGTCATCCTTGGTCAGGTCAGCCAGAAAGGCCGCCACCTGCTCGGACTGGGTGTCCTGCACGAACATTTCGCCCTCGCCGGTACGCAGCCACGCTTCCCGGACACCGAACTCCCGGCAGATGTCGCTGATCGTGCGGTCGCTGGGGGCTTTTGCACCAGAGCAAAGCTCAGACGCATACGGCCTGGAAATATGCAGACGTTCCGCGAACTCAACTTTTTTCAAGCCAAGTTCTTCAAGGATTTTTTTGATGCGTTCGTTCATTGGTTTTCACCTCCTCTCTACTTGGCATTGTAACACCTGTCAACAACGATGTCAAGAAAAAAGTTAGCTGAGCATTTGCTTTTTTGCTTGACATGATAGCAAAACCGTGCTATATTGTGAGCAGAGCTACCAATAACAGTAGCCAAGCGACCGTCATGCCGCACTTAAACGAAGGGAGGTGAAGAGGATGAATCACTATCCCCGCACACCGGAAGAACAGGAACAGCTCGACAAGAAGATGCAGGAACTCGACCAGAAGATGCTGGAAGAAACCGAGCGATACTACGCACGCCTTGACCTGAAATACGGTATTGCTTTCGCTCTGTCCATCATTGCGCTGCTCATCAACGTCATCAACCTTTTAAGGCTGTAGCAATGGCAACAAGCAGGCTCAAAACCGACAAACCAAGAGCAATGTTGGCACGCCTTTCCGTTTTTGTGAAATGCTTTTGTTCTTCCAGAGCAACACGGCCACCAGCATTGATCTGATAGGTGTACTCCGGCTCTTCATACTCATATCGGAACGCATCCTCATCTTCATAACGAAAAACCATATTTTTGTCCGTCAGCCATTGCATCGTTTCAAAGTTGACGGTCATGCCACGCTTTCCCATCTGATAGATGGAAAAGGCTTCATCAGGATGCTCATTCAGAAATTCCAGAACCTTCAGCGTTTTTACGTCCAGCATTTTTAACACTCCTTTCTGCCCCAGTATACCGCAGAAGGGAGTACCCCACAACCCACCCGATGATGGCCGCATGGCAGCGGCCGAAACCATTCCGGTGACGCCGCCGGGATGGTCGTGGGAGCCACCCACAGAAAGGAGTGCTTATTATGGCACGCAAGAGCAATTCCCTGAACCCCGCCATGTATGGTCTGACGCAGCAGGACGTGGAGCGTGTGATCCGCATCCACACCATGTGCAAGGACATGGACGAGGACGCATTCGAGCAGATGGAGACCGCTGCGGCATCCATCAATCTGGTGGCCAGCCTGAAGAAGCTGGACAGCCGCCCCGTGGCATGAAAGGAGAAACCACATGACAGACATCACCATAATCAACAAGGAGGTGAAGAAGATGAAGGACAACAAAAAGCCCGGCTGGAAAGAACGGCTTTCCAACTGGACAACGGCAGAGTTGATGAGGCTTGCACTTTTCTTCCAGTGCATCGCACTGGTTTTTCAAATTGCCGCACTCATCCTAACAATTGTAAGATTAGCGTTATGAGCGCAGCCAAAAAGGACGCACCGCCAAAAAACGCGGCCGCAAGGGAAACCTTATAGCTTTTGAGAGCGAGCTCTCTATTCTTCTTGTTTTCCTCGGTTTGCTCTTTTTGGTCAGCTTCCATCATCTCTAACATTTTGCGAATATCTTCCGCGGAACCAAGTTGGGCGTTTGCCAATTTTTCCTTGCGAGCAATCGAATTTTGTATCATTCGATTTTCTTGCTCTTGTTGTTCCGCAAACTGCCTCATGACATCATGAACCTGCCAGGCACTGTTAAGATTATCGTAAAGACCCATACAACACGCCTCCCTTCCTCTTAAGTATACCGCAGAAGGGAGCCACCAACAAGGAGGTACACACTATGAACCGACTGACGAACCCCCGGTGCAGCGGCATCAAAGAGGGCTACTGGAGCCCAGCCAAGAAAGAAGAGCTTGTGCAGCGGCTGGCAGCTTATGAAAACACCGGCTGTACGCCGGAAGATATCCGAGAGTTGAAAGAATTCAAGAGCCGGCACGATGACCGGTTCCAGACTTTCAGCCCGGACTAAAAAGAGGAGACACACAGCCATGGAACGTTACATGATTTTGCTCAAACCCGGCGGGGAGGAGCTGATCGGCTTTTCCCTGCCGGTGTGCCAGACCTTGGCCGAGTTCTGGGCGCTGGAACTGGAAGCGTGAACGGCCACAACAAGCGCTGGGCAGAACAGCGCTGGGACAAACGCCAGCCGGAGCGGCTGGAACACATCTGCAAAAAGAAGGAGGATGAAAGCCATGAGAAAGCCAAGAAGCCCTTACCTGAAGCTGGCCCACCTCATCGAGGACGAAGGGTTTGAGCACCGGGAGTTCGCCAAGCTGGTCGGCATGGGTGAAAGCACCCTGTCCACCCGCCTGAACCCGAAGCCGGAGCAAAAGAGCAATGAGTGGCGCCATTACGAGATCACCGCCATTTGCAGGGAGCTTCACATCCCGCAGGAGCAGATCGGAGAGTATTTCTTCCCGAAGGTTGAGAAAGGAGCATGAACATGAAGGCAAAACTTTACATCGACAGTGAGGACTCGACCATCAAGGTCAAAGGTGGTCCCAGCGACGTGCTGCATCTTCTGGTGTGCGCAATCGCCCAGATTCTGAAGAGCTATTTCCCGGACGATTTTGAGCGGCAGATGTGCTGGGCGTCTGGACTGCTCTACAACACGATCCGCGCGCTGAAAGAGGAGGACGACGATGAAGATTAAATCCACCGTCTGGCAGGTGCTGGCCGCCGGGAGTTTCGGCGCGGGCCTGCTGTACGCCCTGGGCATTGAGGGCACCGCGCAGGTGGGCGGTGTGATCTCGGACGGCCAGTTCATCACCGCCATGGTGCTGATCCTGCTGGCGCTTTTCCTGATGCGGCTGGGCTTTGCCGCAGAGACACGGGAACAGGCCGCCCGCCGCAACCGTTACGGCAGGATCGACCGCCGCCACGCCCGCACCGAGGAGCCGGAGTACCGGCAGAACCGGAGGGACGCCTGATGGCCAGCAACAGCAAGACTTACACCCGCATCTGTGTGGACTGCGGCAAGGTGATGCAGCAGGTGTACCAGACAAAGATGCGGTGCCCGGAGTGTGCCGCCCAGCGCAAACGGCTGCTGCACGCCCAGTGGCAGGCTCGGCACAAGGAGGAGATCCGGTCTCTCACGCCCCGGCCTTCCAGTGCTGCCAGCCGTCTGCTCCAGGCCGAGGCCCAGGATATCGCTTTCCGGGCTGACGTCCGGGCCGCCGACGCCGCCGGTCTGAGCTACGGCCAGTACATGGCCCGAAAGGCAAGCAAAAAGCCCGCCGGTGTTGGCGCACCGACGAGCTGCAAGGGATGATGGATTTTCCCAATCACATCTCCCCGATGATATCACAAAATCGGAGGTTTTACAATGAAAGGAATCCTGATCGAGCCGGGCAAAGCCCCGGTCGTCACCACCCTGCCGGACACCCTGCAGGGCATCGAAGCCATGCTGGGCTGCGATTGCACGCAGAAGGTGCTGCCCCGCACCCCGGCGGTGCTGGTGTACGGCCTCCTCGGCAAGGGGCTGAACCGCATCTACCGCGGGCAGAACATCTACGGCACCATCCTGTGCTACGGCTGGAAGAACAACAGCCTCGTGCCCATGAGCAAAGACCTGCAGGCCGAGATGCTCGACCGGCTCAAGGAAACGGAGGTGCGGGTATGATCATCAGCCAGAACAGCAACGATGTTTACTACGCCTATACCCGTGGGCGCTTCTGGCGCTGGGACGGATCCGCACGGGTCTGGAAGGAAAGCCATCTGCTGGCCCAGAAGTTCGACAAGGCCAAGGCAGCTGAAAAGCATCTGACCCCGGAAGCGTTTCTGACCGGCGATGAGTTCATCCCCATGGACGACTACGAGCTTCCGCAGTCGATGCTGACGGCCCTCAGGGATGCCAAGCCCTGCAAAAATGCCCCCATCGACCCAGTGGAAGAGGATTCTTCCTCGGGTGTTCCTGCTCCCTGCATCTGCTCTACCTGCACCTGTGGCGGGTGCAAAGAAGAATGCTTCGGAAACTGCCACAGCTGTGGTCACCCCGTGCAGGAGTGCAACAGCTACCAAACCGAGGGCGAAAAGCATTTAACTCCCGCTCACTCTGCGGATGTTGACAAACCGGAAGTGCCCGGAACCCAGACGACACAGAACAAGCCCCTGACCACGATCCCGGACGAGATCCGCCCGGCGTTCGATTACTCCGGGCTGGACGAACAGACCGTGGATGACCTGCACTTTGCAGAAAAGGAGTACCAGCACGGCAAAAAGCTGGCCGAGCGCGGCCTTGTCCACATGGGTAATGCCATTGCTGCTGCCCATGATGCGCTGTGCGGAGTTGTCCAACAATTGGACAACTCCAAGCACGGCAACCGTGGCGATGATTCTTTCCGGGCATGGTGCTGTTCCATTGGCATCACCAAGTCAACCGCCTACAACCTGCTGCAGGTCTCTGCCCTGATGGACGGCAGCAGCCCCCGCCAGCGGGCCATTCTGGAAGCCCTGCCGCCGACCCTGCTGTATGCCGTGGCAAAGCCCAGCGCTCCGGCAGAGCTGGTGGCACAGGTCAAGAGCGGTGAGGTTTCCACGAACAAGGAGTATCAGGACCTGCTGGCCCAGATCAAAGCCGAGAAAGAGCGGGCCGATGCTGCCGAGGCTGAGCGGGACAAGCTGCTGGGTGCCCAGAATCGGGCTGCTTGGGCGGAAAGCCACATCCAAGATGTCGAAGCCCAGCGGGATGCCGCCCTTGCGGACGTGCAGGGCCTGACCGAGCAGAACGCCAAGCTCCAGCAGAGCTACCACGATGCAGACGAGAGCCGCATTGCGGCCAACCTCCAGCGCCAGAAAGCTGAAGCCGAGCGCGACAGGGCCGAAGCCCGCGCCAAGGACGCGGAGAACCAGCTGGCAGGCTCCCGGCAGGTGGCCGAAGCGGCAAAGCTGCGGGGCGACAAACTCAAGGCCGAGAACGACGCGCTGAAAAGTCAGCCCATCACCGCCGTGGTGGACAAAGAGGAGACCCGGCGGCAGGCAAAAGAAATGGCCGACGCCATGAATGCCGAGTTGCAGGCAAAGCTGGACGCCGTCACCGGGAACGCCGAGCAGGACGCCCGGAACGCTTACGACAGCGTCCTGCTGGCCAGCCGGGCCATGCTGAACACCTGGCAGATGGTAAAGCCGCAGTTCCGCAAACTGCCGGAAGAGCAGCGGGAGGCTCTTGCCAACCAGATCGTCCACACCATCGGCAGCATTCAAGGGGAGGTAACGAAATGTCTGTAAAGATCACGGCGCTGGAAGCCGAGAACGTCAAGCGCATCAAGGCCGTTGCGCTCACCCCGTCGCCCACCGGGCTCACCCTCGTGGGCGGCAACAACAATCAGGGCAAGACCAGCGTGCTGGACGCGCTGGCGTGGGCCCTGGGCGGGGACCGTTTCCGTCCGGACGCCGCACAGCGGGACGGAGCTATCGCTCCTGCGCACCTCAAGGTCACACTGTCCAACGGCGTGGTGGTGGAGCGCAAGGGCAAAAATGCCAGCCTGACCGTCACCGACCCCACGGGCCGCCGCAGCGGCCAGCAGCTGCTCAACGCCTTTGTGGAGCCGCTGGCCCTCGACCTGCCCCGCTTCATGGACGCCAGCGACAAGGAAAAGGCTGACATCCTGCTGCGCATCATCGGCATTGGGGCCGAGCTGCACACCCGGGATCTGGAGATCAAGGGCCTGTACGACAAGCGCACCTTCACCGGTCAGCTGGCCGCCCAGAAAAAGCACTTTGCCGAGGAAATGATCTCCTACCCGGAAGCCCCGGACGAGCCGGTGAGCGCCTCCGAGCTCATCCGCCAGCAGCAGGACATTCTGGCCCGGAATGGCGAGAACCAGCGCCTGCGGGCCCAGTATGCAGAGCTTGAACAGCAGGTGCAGCAGTGTGTGGACGAGCTGAAGCGCACCCGGGAACGCATTGCCACACTGCAGCAGCTGGCAGATGAACTGGACGCCAAGCACACCAAGTTGTTCAATCAGCGGGAAACTGCAAGAAAGACCGTCTCCCAGCTGCAAGACGAATCCACCGCCGAGCTGGAAGCCTCCATCCGGGACATTGAGGAGACCAACCGCAAGGTGCGGGCCAACCTGGAAAAATCCCGGGCTGAGGACGAAGCCGCCCAGTACGCCAGCGAGTACGACCGCCTGACCGAATCCATCCAGCAGAAGCGTGCCGACCGCATGGCCCTGCTGAACGGCGCAGACCTGCCGCTGCCGGGGCTGAGCGTGGAGGACGGCGTCCTTACTTACAAAGGCAAGCACTGGCGGGATATGTCCGGCAGCGACCAGCTGCGGGTGGCCACGGCCATCGTCCGCCGCCTGAACCCGGACTGCGGGTTTGTACTGCTGGACAAGCTGGAGCAGATGGACATGACCACCCTGCAGGAGTTTTCCGCCTGGCTGGAAGCCGAGGGCCTGCAGGCCATCGCCACCCGGGTTTCCACCGGCAGCGAGTGCCAGATCATCATTGAGGACGGCATGGTCAAGGACGCCGTGCCGCCCGAAGAGAAGCCCCAGCCCCGGAGCTGGACGAAAGGAGCGTTTTAAATGAGCAAGTATGCAGTCACCAGCGGCATCCAGACCGCCCCCGTCAAAACCGTGCTGTACGGCCCGGAGGGCATTGGCAAATCCACCTTTGCCTCCCATTTTCCGGATCCGGTGTTCATCGACACCGAGGGCGGCACCAAGCGGCTGAACGTCAAGCGCCTGCCCCAGCCCACAAGCTGGGCCATGCTGCTGGACGAGGTGGCCGAGGTGCGCAAGGGCAGCATCCCCTGCGGCACGCTGGTCATCGACACAGCCGACTGGGCCGAGCGCCTGTGCATCCAGGCGGTGTGCGCCCGTGCCAAGGTCAACGGCATCGAAGATTTTGGCTACGGCAAGGGCTACACCTACGTCAAGGAGGAGTTCAGCAAGCTGCTGGATGCCCTGGAAGAGGTGCTGAACGCCGGCCACAATGTGGTGGTGCTGGCCCATGCCGCCATCACCAAGTTTGAGCAGCCGGACGCCGTGGGCAACTACGACCGCTGGGGCATGAAAACCAGCAAGCAGGTGGCCCCGCTGCTGCGGGAGTGGTGCGACATGCTGTTGTTCGCCAACTACAAGACCGTGGTGGAAAAGGCGGGCAGCAGTCCCAACGCCAAAAACAAGGCCAGCGGCGGCCGCCGGGTCATGTACACCACCCATCACCCCTGCTGGGACGCCAAGAACCGCTTTGGCCTGCCGGAAGAAGTGCCCTTTGAGTACACCAGCATTGCCCACTGCCTGCCCGGCGGCAGCGCACCGGCAGCTACCCAGACGCCGGTGCAGCACGCCCCGGCTCCTGCCCCGCAGCCCAAACATCAGCCGGATGCCGACATCCTGCCCACCCCGCAGGCACAGCCGGAACCGCCCCGTGAAGAGGTTCCTAAGGCCCTGCTCACGCCGGATCTGGTCGCCCTGGGCGTGCCGGAAAAACTGGCTCCGCTCATGAGCGCCAACAACGTGACTCCGGAAGAGCTGCAGCATGTAGTGGGCGAGCGGGGCTACTTCCCGGAGGATATGCCCATCAAGGACTACCCCATGGATTTTGTGGAGGGCTGCCTGATCGCCGCATGGCCGCAGGTGCTGCAGATGGTTCTGGACAGCCGTGACCTGCCGTTTTAACGTACATTAAATAAAGGAGAAGCATTATGAACGAGATGAACAACGAAGGTTTCGCTTTGGGTTGGGATGACGAGTTTACCAACGAGCAGCAGGAATTCGTGCTGCTGCCGGAGGGCGAGTACCCCTTTGAAGTGACCCAGATGGAGCGTGCCCGCTATGAGGGCGGGGCCAAGCTGCCGCCCTGCTCCATGGCAAAACTGACCCTGCGCATTTATGGCGGGGCCAAGGGCGACACCACCGTGACCCACCGCCTGTACCTGCATACCAAGACCCAGGGTCTGCTGGGCGCGTTCTTTGAGAGCATCGGCCAGTGCAAGCGGGGCGAAACCTTCCGCCCCCGCTGGAACGAGGTGGTAGGTGCCAAGGGCATCTGCAAGCTGGGCGTCCGGGAATACACCAAACAGAGCGGCCCTCACGCCGGTGAGACCGGCCAGAGCAACGAGGTGCAGCGCTTCCTGCCGCCCCCGGCACCCAAGGCGGCACCCTCGCAGGGCTGGACGCAGGGGGCATTCTGATGGGGCAGGAACTGAGACCCTACCAGCAGCAGGCCCGTGACCGCATCCACGCCGAGTGGGACGCCGGCCACACCCGCACCCTGCTGGTGCTGCCCACCGGCACCGGCAAAACCATTGTGTTTGCGTCGGTGGCTGCCGATCAGGTGCGTGCCGGCGACCGGGTGCTCATTCTGGCGCACCGGGGCGAGCTGCTGGAACAGGCTGCCGACAAGCTGCAGCGTTCCACCGGCCTTGTCAGCGCCGTGGAAAAGGCCGAATCCACCTGCCTGGACAGCTGGTTCCGGGTGGTGGTGGGCAGCGTGCAGACCCTGCAGCGCACCGCCCGGCTGGAACGTTTCCCTCATGATTACTTTGGCACCATCATCATTGACGAGGCCCACCACGCCATCACCGACGGCTACCGCCGCATCCTCGACTACTTCGGCAGCGCGAAGGTGCTGGGCGTGACCGCTACCCCCGACCGGGGCGATATGCGGAACCTCGGCGAGGTGTTCGACAGCCTTGCCTACGAGTACAAGCTGACCGATGCCATCAAAGACGGCTACCTCTGCCGCATCATGGCCCAGACCGTTCCCCTCAAGCTGGACATCTCCGCCGTGGGCATGAGCAGCGGCGATTATTCCGTGGGCGAGCTGGGGACGGCCCTCGACCCCTACCTGAGCCAGATCGCCGACGAGATGTCCGCCC